TCCAGTGCGGCCAGGCTGGCGGATCCGCCCGACAGCAACTTGAGCGCGCCGATCGCTTCGATTGTCTTGATGCCCCCGACCGACTCGGTCGAATGGTCGTCCACCGCCACCGTGCTGCTCTGGTGGCGCTCGACGTTGCTCAGGCTTTCAACCTCGCGCTCGATCGACTTGTCCCGGATCCGGCCATCGGTCTGGCGCAGCCAGTTGCCGTCCGCGTCGGCGCGTTGCTGGGCGGCCTCACTGTGCTGCCACACCTGGTCACCTTTCGGCACCTTGGGCAGGCTCAGGCCGTGCGGCAGAATTGCCTGGATAAAGGGCTTGCTCGGCAGGCCATAGGCGAAGGACACGACAACCCGCGTCCCTTCTTCGGGGAAGGCGAAAAAGCCCATCTCGTCGCCACCCATGGGCATGGGCAGCGGCACGCCGGCGAGCACTGGCAGCTCCGGATCCGGCTCGTCGTCCTCACCTAGCAGTTCGAGGTCCACCGCAAAGCGCGGACGGAAGTCGTCGCAGATCCCGGCGCCGGTCGGGGCATCCGCCACACCCACCACACGGGCGAAGCGCGGCAAGTGATAACCGCCGGTGAGTTCGGGAAATTGCCGCTCTACGCTGCGGCGGATTGCGTCTTCCATCGGATCGCCATTTGGTTGCCGGTGAGCGTCACGTTGGTGATTCGCTCGCCTCGGTTGATGGATGCACCTGGTCGCAACCCGGGAAGGGCCGCGATCATCGCGCTTTGATTGTTTTGGTAGCCGTTGAACAGCTCGACGGGCAGCTGCAGCGGCGATCGGGAACCGAAAAAGCCATCAGCCCAACTGCCCACAAACACTTCACCGTCGCCTTGCTGCTGCCAGATAAAGTCGGGAATCCCGAACACTCGGGACAGGCTGTCCATGGACTGATAGCCGGCGGCCAGGTTGTAGAAGAACGGGGCTTTGACTTTGGCGTATGCCCTGTCCGGCACTCGAAAGCTCAGCCCGGTTTTCTGGTTGATCTCACCCAGCACCGTGCTCAGATCCGCATGGCGCAGGTTGAGCGGCAACGGGTTGGCCAGGATCGCCGCCAGTTCGCGGCAGAACAGCACTTGCTCGATCGCGTTGGACGGAGTGCAACGCTCGACGTAGCCAATGAAGTGGCGCTGCAGCGGGCTGTCGTTGTAGCCGATATCGAGCGTCACCAGCCCCTTCACCGGCGCCGCCGCTTGAATGGTCAGCGTGGCGCGGCCGGGGGTACGCAGTTCAAGGCGAACGTCATCGGCGATCAGGGGATAGACCACGCCACCGACGGTCAGCACCTTGTGCAGCTTCATGCTCATGCCCCACCGCCCAGGTAGTTATCCAACTTTTTCAGGGTGGCTTCGAAGCCGCTCAGTTCGTGTCCTGGTGCGCCGGGTTCACCCGCACCTGGTGCAGTGACGGACTGCCCCGGGGCGCCCTGCTGCGTCACATCCTTGGACGCTCGACGCGTCTCGACCCGTTCGGGGTTGGAGAGCTTTTCCGACAGCGTGAATTGAACGAGCCAGGCGCGAAGCGAATCGTCTTCCCGGGCGCTGACGCCCTCGGAGAACTGCACCTGGCGCACGCCGAACGCGGACGCAGTGTCATTGACCAGCCGGTAGGTTTTGAGCTGGCCGCCGGTGTCGGTCGCCTCGGCCAGACGCATCAGGTTGCGCAGCTGCGATTCATCGACAAACGGGATCAGCAACGTGACCGCCAGTGTCTTGGGCTTGAACCCCTTGTGGGCCGAGTCGGTGTTGCTGGTCTGGCCGGACAGGTCGTCACTTTCGATTCGCAGGTTGGCGGTGACCTTGAGGTTCTTGCCGCGCACCTGTTCGCCATCGAGCAATAAGGTCATAGGCCCACCAGTTCCCGAACAAAGCCCAACCCTTTCAGAGAGCCGACCAGCAGCACGCCGGCCGACAATCCCCACTCGTGACCAGGTGCATCGCCCTGCAGCAGCTGGTGCCGCAACTCGGCGGCATTCCCCGGGCCGATCAGGCGAGCGCGCATGGTGTCGTCGGCCGTGCCGCCGGCGAACTGCGACTTGAGGTCGGCCAATTGTTGGGCCTGTGCCTGGGCCTGGCTGGCTTTGCGGGCGGCCAATCGCCCCAGGTCCGCCATCGGCGAACTGTCCGCGTAGCTTTCCAATGCCGACAGCTGACTGTTCAAGGTTTGCGTGGCGGCCTTGGTCACGGTGCAACGCTCCAGGGGCAGCGCTCCCCAGCGCGGCAGCGTGCCTGCGGTGGGCAGTTCCCACTTTTCAGCGTCCAGCGCGAATAGGTTTTTCGCTCGACGTTCGGCGCGCTGCAGGTCGGGCATGGGCAGCACAGCATTGAATCGGGACAAGGTCGCCGCGAATTTGTCGTAGCGCGTGCCCAGGAACATCACCGCCAAGGCGTATTGCGCCCCGGCCGGACGCCCGTCATCGCCGGTGTCTTCCAGCTTCTCGCCCAGCTGCTGCAGCAGGTTCGGCGCGGACAGATAACGCTGGTTGCCGCGGCCCTGCCCTACCCCACTTTGGAATGGCGTCACCACCAGGCAGGCCGGTACTTCGCCCAAGGCATCACTGAGCCCGGCGCGGCCAGCGGCCACGGCCGCTTCTGCAGCGGCACCGACCGGCCCCGGCGAGGTGGTGGCCAAGTCGGCCAGACTTGCCAGGCGTTGCCCGGTGCTGGTCAGTTCGAGACTCGCCAGATTCTTCGCCGCCTCGAGGTCGGCGAGCCACTGGGTGGACTGTTCCGGCCAGCGCATGGTGATGGGAGCCCAATTCATACCGGTGTGGACTCCCACACCACGGCGTTGAGCGCGTCCAGGTCCGACGTCGCTCGCGCCGCTGCCAGGGCTTGCTTGAGGTCGTTGGCTTTGAGCAGCCGCTGCAGCTTGAAGTCGGTGAACTCGTCACCGATCTGGCGCAGCTGGTCGCTGCTGTGTGCCAGGAAGGCTTTCACCCCGGCTTGATCCTGGCAGGGGTAGACGCCACCCAAGCCGCGCAAAATCATGCTGGTCAGGTTCAACTGGTCCTGAAGCTGGGTTTCGTAGAAATAGCGATCGCCCAACACCGACGACCAGAACCCGCCGGTGATCTCCTGCAGGCACGCCGTGTTGACCGCCGCCAGTTGGGCGACGTAGCGCAACTCGATCACGGCCGGGATGTCGTCGACCCAGTGGCCATTGCCCCAGATCTGGCCCGGGCCTGGCACTTCCAGCGTGTAGCCGGTCGGCAGCGAACCCGCACGCTCGATGACCAGGGGCTCACGGGTCTGGATGTTGTAGGCCGTCAGCCCTTGATAAGAGTCGACCAACTGCCAGCGCCGCCCATCCCAAAACGCCGCCTTTCTTTCCGGTACCGCCGGCGGCGCCACCTCGACACACCCGCCGGGAATCAACCAAACATCCGGTTCCAGCGGCGAGCGATCGGCCACGGTCTTGCCGGTGAAGATGCCCAGGTGATCGGTTTGATAGACGGTTTTAGTATCCATGGCGGGTCTCAATACTTAATGCAGGCAAGGAAGGCGATGTTTTGGGGGCGTGTTTCCGCGCCTCCCGAGTAGCCCACGGTGATGGCGTGCGCATGATCACCAACAGCGCCGACGGTGATGACGTGCGCGTGGTCGCCGACGGCGCCCACGCCGATGTTGTGGGAGTGGTTACCGGCTTCGTTGGTGACGTTGCCCGGTTGGTCGGCCCCGCCACCGGTATCCGCGTAATTCCAGTTGCCGTAGGCGCCACCTGACACACTTGAGTTGTTCACGGTGTGGGCGTGGTTACCCTGGGCATCCGCCCATGCCGCGTGACCGTGTCCACCAGCAGCCCCGGCATTAGCTGAGTGACTGTGGCCACCAGCGGCCGCCGAACTGCCGGCGTGGTTGTGGGCGCGCGTTTCATCCGCTTGTGAGCTGCCCAATACCCGGCCGGCATCGATGCCGCGACCGTCATCCAGAACGCGGATGAACTTGCCGCGTGGGTCCGGCAGGTTGAACGTGTTGACGCCGTCACCAGCACCGTAAAGGGTGCCGATCTTGGCGAACAACGCGGCATACACCGTGCGCGACACGGCCGCGCCATTGGCCCGAAACCATCCTGGCGGTGGGGTGGCCATCGCAAAGGTGCCAATTCGCCCGACCTCGGAGTCAGCGATAACCTTGCGCAGGGCATTGAGCGCCTTGGTGGTCGCCAGAATCTCGCTGCTGTCCGTGCCTGGGTCATCACTTTTCGCGTTGGGCAGCTCGCCCAGGTCGACGTCGTCTTTGGTCGTGGCCCGGGCGCGCAGGTTTTCGTAGTCGCCGTTGCGCAGCGCGAATTGCTTGACCAGGGCGCCGGTGATTGGCTCGCTTTGGCGCAGATCCGTGATGTCCTCGGACACCGACACCTGGGCGAGCTCCACCAGGTAATGGGCGGTGCCGTTGCTGTCGACGTAGTCCGTCTTCGCGATCCCAAACACCACCTTCCATGCGGCGACCGCGTCGCTGCCCTCCCGGGCCAGCGCCACGTCCAGCCAGGCTTTGACAGGGAGCGCCGGCAGTTGCACCTGGACCGGCTCAGCCAGCTCGACGCGAATCCCTTCCACGTAGGCAATGCCTGCTTTCACCTGGTACAGGTCAAAACTGCGTTCCATCTGCAGGCTGTCGGCCAGGTAGCAGACCCGACCAAAAACGTCGCGGTTGCTCATGCGCTCGCGCAGATCGATGCCGTTCAGGCGAATCGTGAAGTCGTGCTGCCAGGTGCTGGCGTCGACGGTGATTCCCGTCAGTGCCTGGGCACCGTTGAACTCCACCAGGAAGTTGCGGGTGACGTTGTTCCCGATTTGCAGCGGCGGAATGTTCTTGCGCTTCTGCTGCACCGGCACGGTCGCAACCGCGAGCAGCACGCCTTCCGACGCTTCCAGACCGATCCAGTTAAAGTCCCAGTCGCCCACGTCGGAGCCCACCATCAAGCTGTAGATCACTTGATTGGGGCTGACGTAGCCTTTGCGGTCGTAGGCTTTGGTGAAGACAATCTGAGACGCTGGCGGCTTGCCGGCGGCGCGATCAACCGGGGCGTTCGGATCAAGGCCTGGCACAAGTGCCAGGACGAAGCGAGCAACCTCGAGCTTTTCCCCGGCGCCTTGCTTCTGGGCAATAAGACTCTCGCCGGCAAGGGTGATGCTAGCTCCCATGGGTGCTCCTAAACGGGTTGTTCAAAAAGGTGAGTAATGCGAGCTCGTTGATCACGACCAGGCGACTGGCGCTGTCGTCCAGGGTGGCAATCAGGGTTTGTTGGTCGTCGTTGAGATCGGCCACGCCGATGTTCAGCTTCACGGGGGTGATCGTGACGAAGTCGTAGCGCCGGCACGTGCGCCCGTATTGCTGCATCAGGACACGCAGCAGCACCGGGTTTTCGCTCAGCTGCGTGTCGGACAGGTGCAGCAGGACCACGTCCCAATCGAGGTCCGGCAGGCGCTCCTGGATCTCCACATAACCGACGCCCAGGCGTTCGAAAATGCGGACCATGCCGGCGGTGCTGCCCGCGTCCACAGCATTGATGAAGGCGTACTTCACCCGCCGGCGGTAGAGCTTTTCGGGTTCGCCGTGAAAGCGCTGGATGTCGCGCTGCCAGGCCAGCAGATCGAGCACGCTAAGGTGGCAGGTCTCGGCGTCCATTTGCAGCAACGGCCAGTGCAGCCAGCCTTCGACCTTGATCCACCAGGCTTGCGCGGCCGCTTTCAGCTTGGCCAGCTCCGGCCCGTCCAGCCAAAACGGGAGACTCAACTTAAGCATTCAACATCACCTCAACCCCGGACAGGCGCGGGATGGTCAGCTTGGAAATGATGTCTGCGTTATCAAAGTCCAGCGAGTCGATGCCGGGGAATTGCTGGTGCAGTTCCTCGCCCAAACGGCTGAAAGAAAACCGCGACTGGGGGTGAGTCAGCGTCGGTTGGTAATCGCTGGCCGTGCTCTCACGGAACGCGGCGCGGATGAACAGCTCGATGTCAGATTTCAGCGCTGGCCAGCGCTCGGCACCCACTTCAGCCTTGGGCCAGACCGACAACCTCACGTTGTGCAGCGTGGCGGGCATCTCCAACACCAGCAGGTCGTCGCCGTGGCCATGGTTGCCCTGGTCGCGTATGTAGTGATTGATTTCAGCCAGGAAGGTATCCGCCGGCGAATCGGCTTCGAACAGCACGAACGCATTGGCACTGCCGGGGCCCCGGGGCGCGTTG